CGCAGTAACCGCCCGGATTATTACCCAATATTCAGATAAGGGCAGCAAGGCAGCAGCTCGTGACATCAACAAACTCGGCAAGAGTTTCGACAAGTTTGCAGGCAGAGTAGGCAAGGCCTTCGGATTAGCAGCAGCAGCAAGCGCAGCATTCGCGATCAAGATCGGAATTGACTCCGTCAAGGCAGCGATCGCAGACGAAAAATCCCAGGCGCTCCTTGCCAATTCGCTCCGAAATACCACAGGGGCAACAGATGCAGCGATCGCATCGACCGAAGCCTGGATAGATCAAATCCAGAGAACCTTCGGAGTGGTTGACGACGAGCTTCGTCCGGCCTTATCAAAACTCGCCTCAGTAACCGGATCAGTTACGGATGCACAGGCACTTCTCGGCTTGGCACTTGATGTTTCAGCAGGCGGCGGCGTTGATTTAGGTACAGCAACAAACGCCGTCACAAAGGCGCTACAGGGCAACTTCAAAGCGTTAAAAAACTTAGGCGTTCCAATTACCGATGCAATGGTCAAGAGCAAAGACCTCAATGCGATCCTTCAACTGACTGCAAAGACATTCGCTGGAGCAGCGGCAACCAGAGCAAACACATTCGAATTCAGAATGACCCGGCTCAACATTGCATTGGGAGAAGCGAAGGAAACACTCGGCAAAGCGCTAATCCCAACTTTAGAAGCATTGTTTACCACGCTGACGACAAAAGTCATTCCAGCGGTTCAAAAGTTTCTAGAAGAAAATGGCACAAAACTCGTTGCAGCATTCCAAATGGCAATCAAAGCCGTTGTCGGCTTTGGATTTGTAGTCTTCAAAATCTTCTCTTTTGTAGCAAAACATAAAAACCTATTTGTGGCACTCGGTGCGATCTTCGCCGCCACATTTGTAGCAGGCAAAGTGATCGCATTCGTCACAGCGATCAGTAAACTCGTTGCTGCATACAAGGCGATCAGATCAGCAGCGATCGCCGCAGCAGCTGCGCAGGCAGCGGCAACCGGCGGTCTTTCAGTAGCAGCAGCCGCAGCCGGAGTCGCAGCCTTTGGACTTACACTCGGTGGACTTTATGTCGCGGTCAAGGGCGCAAACAGCGCGATGGATAGTCTCGACAGTAGCGGCCAAGATTTAGAATTCTCATTCGATGGCTTGAACGATAAGACGGACGCATTCCTATCAAACCTCAAAGGCCTCAATGTTAATCTTGGAAGAACAACAGCAAGCACAAATGCACAGACAGCAGCAGACAAAGCAGCTGCAAGAGCAAAGGCAACCCTGGCAGCTCTGGCAAAATTAGGCGTAAAGCCAACGACAGAGACAGATCCGATCCAACTCGAAGCCGCACGTTTAAATCTTGTCAAACAAAATAACCTAGAAGAACAGCGCAGACTTGCAGCGATCATGGAAAACATGAAGGCGCAACTGCTGGCAAACGAAGCCATTCAGCGATACGTCGATCTGCTCGGAGTGGTTGCAGATCAAGTAATTTCAGAACAAGAAGTCGCACTCTTAGCTGCAAAGTGGGGAATCACAAAAGAAGCCGTTGTTGCTTATACGACTGCCATCTTTGCCACAAACGACTCGAAACTTTCTACATCTGAAATCGACCTGCTTGCAAAGCAATGGGGAATAACAAAGAAACAAGCAGAGACATATCTAGACTTCTTCGAAGCAGTAAATGATGGGAAACTAGACCAAAAGGAAATCGATGGTTTAATTACAAAATGGGGATTGACCAGCGCTCAAGTAACAGAGTACGCAAAGAAAATCTCAGAAGGCGTAACCCCATCTGATCTATGGCCAACACCGGGCAACCAGGCAGCGCAGTCTTGGAAAGACGCACTCGCAGCTCTCAACGCCTACATCGTTGCAACCAAACTAACAATCACTCCGGAATTGCCGGCATCACTTACTAAACCAAAAGATGTGATACCACTGACAAATCCCGAAATACAAGCCTTGCTTGAATCAGGAAGATTTGTACCTATAAGTCCGGGAACAGGTGGATCTACCGGCGGCTCTTCAAGAGCAGGCAATTATGCTTCCTCGGGCTTTCCCGGCTCTGATTTAGGTTTTACGATGCCAAAACTTGCCACAGGCGGCATCGTTACCAGTCCAACCGCAGCCCTGATCGGGGAAGCAGGGCCAGAGGCGATCATCCCACTCGACCGCATGGGATCGATGGGGGGAACAATCGTCAACCTTACGATCAACGGCAGCGTTACTAGCGAAGGCGACCTCGTCAATGCGATCCGCAACGCGATGCTTCAGGGCCAGAATAACGGCCAGGCGATTACAAAGACAGCGATCCAACTCTAATGGCAGGCATTCCGCAGCTCGGAGCAACGATCGACTTCGTCAACGGCCCGGCATTTATTTCGACAGCCTTCACATTGAACGACGCCGTCAAAGGGCAACTTGGAACAGGGCAACTAGCAGACGCCGATGACTCGGTCGACATTTCCAGCATTATCCTGCGAGCATCTGTTCGAAGAGGACGCAACCGCATCTTGAACAAATTCGAAGCAGGAACGGCAGTCGTTGAGATCAAGGACGAAACAGGCGACTGGAACCCGGCTAACACAGCAGGCCCCTACTACGGCAAGCTTGTCCCATTGCGCAAAATTCGAATCTTTGCAGATTACGAAGGCGTCCGCTATTACTTGTTCTCAGGATTTATCACCAGCTACGACACGACATTCGCACTCGGAACCGATGAAGTTTCCAGAGTGATCCTGCAATGCGTCGACGGCTTCAGGCTTCTCAATAACGCAGCGATCACCACAGTCCCAGATACAGGAGCAGGGCAACTAAGTGGAACCCGGATCAACAAACTTCTAGACGTTGTCGATTGGCCAGAGTCACAAAGAGACATCAACGCCGGCGATAGCACGATGCAAGCAGATCCCGGAACCGCAAACAGAACGGTTCTCGAAGCGATCCAGACAGTGGAAAATAGCGAATTCGGTGGCTTCTTCATAGACGCAGAAGGAAATGCAACCTTCTACTCACGAACCACAGTAAGCCAGTACGCAGACTCGACCCCGGTACTTTTCAGCGATGACGGATCAGGAATCGGATACGGCCAGATTGACCTAGCCTTCGACGACACCCTGATCGTAAATAACGTTTCAGTTCAAAGATTGAACGGAACAAACCAGATAGTCAGCGACCAGACATCCATCGACAGCTACTTCATCCATTCAGGAGCCAGAACCGGAATCCTTGTTCAAACCGATCAAGAAGCGCTAGACCAGGCAACGATGATCTTAGAATCGCGCAAAGATGCAACGCTTCGCATTGACTCCATGACGCTTAACCTTGTCGACGATGGGCAGATTGTTAGAAACATCGCCGGAGTAGACCTCGAAATATTCGACCTGGTCAACGTCACAAAAGCGATGCCAGGATCCACATCAATCACCAGAGAATTATTCGTACAAGGATTGCAACACGACATAACAAGGACAACATTCACTACTAAGATACTGACAAGCGAACCGATCATCCAGGCATTTATTCTAGACAGCAGCACGCAAGGCCTTCTGGACGTCGCAGGCGTTCTGAGTTACTAACAAGGAGAAATCATGGCAGGAGCAGGATACAAACTATTCGCAACAGGAGATGTGCTTACGGCAGCGCAAGTAAACACTTACCTGATGCAACAGAGCGTGATGGTCTTTGCATCGGCGACGGCTCGCAACACAGCCCTCTCCGGAGTTCTTTCTGAAGGCATGGTCGCGTACTTATTAGATACAAACGACGTGACAATTTATGACGGCGCAGCTTGGAATTCATTCGGATCAGGAGACATCACCGGAGTAACAGCAGGCACAGGATTATCAGGCGGTGGAACCAGTGGCGCCGTCACTCTTTCAATTAACACAGCAACCACAGCCGATCTGACCACAGCTCAGACACTTACAAACAAGACGCTGACAACTCCGATCGTTATTTCGCCAGAAGAGCGAGCAACTGTATCTGCAACGGCGGCAACAGGAACAATCAACTACGACATCTCAACGCAAGGCGTTCTTCTATACACGACAAACGCCAGTGCAAACTTCACTCTTAACTTTAGAGGAAACAGCGGAGCAAGCCTCAATTCAGTTCTGGCGACAGGCGATATAGTCTCGGCAGTATTTCTGAACACAAACGGAGCAACCCCCTACTATCCAACAGTATTTCAGATCGATGGATCTGCGGTAACTCCTAAGTGGTCAGGCGGTACAGCACCAGCTGCAGGCAACGCTTCATCTATTGACGCGTATTCATTCACAATCATTAAGACGGCGTCAGCAACGTACACAGTACTAGCAGGGGCGGTGAAGTTCGCATGAGTCCACTACTCACAGGTTTTGCATTTGGCGGCGGTGCGACTGGTTCCGGAATTGTTGCATCAGGTGGAACAAAGACGATCGATGGAAATTATTCAGTCCACACATTCACATCAAGCGGAACGTTTACAGTAACTGCAAATCCAAACTCTGAAAGTTTTGATTTGCTATGTGTCGGCGGCGGAGCAGGTGGTGGATTTGGTAAATATTCTGGCTTTATAGGAAACGCAATCGGTGGTGCAGGTGGCGGCGGTGGCGGAATTATATTTGATGTACGCAAATTAACTGCTACTACATATACAGTCACAATAGGTGCTGCTGGAAGCGGTGGAAATTCAGGAGCAGACGCAACTGCTGGTGGAAGCACATCCATCGGAACATTGATAGCAACAGGTGGCTCATTCATTGCGAATTATGTTCAAACCCTTACTGCAAGTAGCGGAAATTTATCTTCAACTACTGGTGGAGCAGGAGCAGCAGCAAACACCGGCAGCAATGTTAATGGCGGAGCTGCAACTGGCACAGCGTTCTCTAGTTCAATTTCAGGTTCTTCTGTAAATTACGGTGGAGCAGGCGGCGGTGGAGCAGCAGGCACTTCTTCAGGAACAGGCGGAGCTGCGATCGGCAACGGCGGTGCAGGTGGCGGATATAACAATAACGCCGGCACTGCGGCTACAGGAATCGGCGGCGGCGGTGGTGGCGGCGGAATTAAATATGTAAATGGAGATCCAAGTGATGCAAACGGCGGAAATGGCGGAGCAGGAACAATCGGCATAGTGATAGTGAGGTATCGTTCGTAATGTTTACATACGCAGTCATTGAAAATAATATTGTTACAAACGTGATCGTTGCAGACACTTTAGAAATTGCAGAAGAAGTCACCGGCAAAACTTGTGTTGAATACAATGAGAGCAATCCGGCTGGTATCGGTTGGACTTACGATGGAGAAAACTTCGTAGCACCTGAACAGACTGAGGGAGAAAAGGAGTAACAATTGCGCACATCACAAGTGACGGTGACAACCTCGCCCACAAAGATCGTTGCAACCGGCAACATTTTCAGGGAAGTCCATATCCATAACGAATCGGGCAACATTTGGATTGGTGGCGATAACACCGTCAGCACTTCAAACGGGGCCAAGATTGATAACAATAGCCACGATGTGATGCACCTTCCAGCAACAACAGAAATCTGGGCTGTAACCAATACCGGAACCGCGCTCGTTTATATCTTAGAAGTCAATCAATGACCGCGCAGGATTACGCAGCTCTGACAGTTTCCTTGATCACGATCGGCGCAGCCTTTATCGCGATGACCAGATGGCTCGTAAAGCATTATTTGGCAGAATTAAAGCCAAACGGCGGCAGCTCGATGAACGATCGCATGACCCGGGTTGAAACCAGAGTAGACGAGATATACGGCCTACTTCTGGAGAATAAGAACAAAGGGGGAAGACGATGAACCAGAGAGACAAGATGATCCAGATCGCCAAAGCAGAGATCGGATACATCGAAGGGCCAGCCAATAACCAGACCAAGTACCAGAAGCCAAAGCAGGCATGGTGCGGAGCCTTTGTGAACTGGGTGGCAAGGCAGGCAGGCGTGAGAATCCCGAATTGCACCTACACCCCGGCAGGGGCGGTCGCCTTTATGGACAAGAAGAAGTGGCAAGACGCAGCTTCGGCAACGCCAGAGCCGGGCGATATAGCCTTCTTTGATTTCCCAGGCGATGCGCTCGATCGCATTTCCCACATTGGGATCGTGATCGCAAATAACGGCGATGGCACAGTGACCACAATTGAAGGCAACACAAGCCCGGACAAGAACGGCGATCAACGTAACGGCGGTCAAGTCTGCCGTAAGATCAGGGCCTACAAGAAGAAGAACCGGGGCAAACTAAAGCCATCATTGGCCGTCGCCATTGTCGGCTTTGGAAAGCCAAACTTTAAGGAGACAGAATGAACCAGGCAAAAATAGAAGCAATCATCAAGACCTACCTTCGAGCAGCAACGGCAGCAGCTGCAGCTCTTTATTTGGCAGATCCAAACCAGCCAGCGAAGAATTACCTAGTGGCAGGCTTAGCAGCGATCGCAGGGCCAGTCCTTAAAGCACTCGACAGCAAAGCAACCGAATTCGGACGCGGATCAAAGTAATGGCAGCCGGAAGTTTAGACATCAACGTGGAGCAAGGCGCAACCTATTCCCAAACTTTAACTTGGAGAATTAATGACGCCCTGGTCAATTTGACCGGATACACAGCAAGGATGCAGGTTCGAGAAGACGTCACATCTACATCAACCATCATCTCGCTGACGCAAGGGGCAGGCTTAACACTTGGCGGAGCTGCAGGCACGATCGTGATCGCACTTAGTGCCACAGAAACTGCGGCGTTAGTTTCAGGAAATTATGTCTACGATCTAGAACTTGCATCAAGCGGCGGAGTGGTAACTCGCCTTGTTCAGGGTGATTTCAATATAAGCCCAGAGGTTACTCGATGAGCTCAATCGTTTATGTTCCAACCACAGAAACAGTCGTCACAGTAACCGAGACTTCGACATTGGTAAATACATCAACGATCACAAACCAAGTCGTTGTCAGCAACGAACAAGGGCCGCAAGGCATTCCAGGAGAAAACACCGCGCTAGTTTCTGTCGGCACGACTACAACTCTTAACGCAGGCGCTTCAGCAACAGTCAGCAACGTCGGAACCGCGACGTCGGCAATTCTTAACTTCGGCATTCCACAAGGAATTCAGGGAGCAACCGGAAGCACCGGTGCAACTGGAGCGACCGGAGCGACCGGAGCGACCGGAGCGACCGGAGCAAAAGGCGATAAGGGAGACACCGGAAATACTGGTAGCGCTGCGACAATTACAGCAGGATCCACGACGACACTTGCAGCTGGATATTCGGCAACAGTAACCAATAGCGGAACTTCAAACGCGGCAATCTTTGACTTTGGTATTCCGCAAGGAACAAAGGGCGATAAGGGAGATACCGGAACAGCCGGAACAAACGGAACAAACGGAACAAACGGAACAAACGGTGCAGCTGCGACAATCGCGGTCGGTACTACGACAACAGGAGCAGCAGGAACATCTGCGACAGTAAGCAATTCCGGTTCATCATCTGCTGCGGTGTTTAATTTTACGATCCCACAGGGCACAAAGGGAGACACCGGCAACGCCGGAACGAATGGAACAGACGGAGCAGCAGCAACGATCGCGGCCGGTTCAACATCAACTCTAAGTCCTGGATCATCGGCAACAGTTACAAACGTCGGATCATCAAGTGCGGCAGTCTTTAACTTTGGCATTCCGCAAGGAGCAGCTGGAACAAACGGAACAAACGGAACAAACGGAACAAACGGAACAAACGGAACAAACGGTCAAGGCGTACCAGTAGGCGGTACAACTGGACAAGTCTTAGCAAAGATTAATGCAACCGATTACAACACACAATGGGTTGATGCAACAGGTGGCACTCGACCACTAGAAGCACCTGCCTATGTTACAGGTCGCTATTACTCCAGTCCATTCTTAACAACTTCTTCAACAACATACGCCACAAATCTAACAAGATACTTGCAGATTTATGTTTCTGAGACTGCAACATTTGACCGTATTGGTTTTGTAACATCTGGTGCTTTTACAGGAACTTCAGTAATTAGATTAGGCATTTACAATAATAGTGCCACAAATCTTCCTTCAACAGTATTGCTAGACGCTGGAACTGTCTCCGCAAATGCATCAGGTACAACTTTTCAGGCAACAATAAACCAGTCATTGACAAAGGGTTGGTACTGGTTGGCTTTTAATACAATTTCATTAACGGGAACAAGCAGCGTCATAACAGTATCAACTACTGCGGTGTCGCTTCAACATTTATTCGGAACTCCGTCTATTAACGGAACACAAATCTTTGTGCAAGAAACAGTAAATGCCGCAAGTGGTTTCGCTACCGCGTCTAGTCCAACCTATACAGGAAATGCAGCAGTTCTAACCTCATTAAGGAAGTCATAATGAGAACAGTTACATACGGACTAGGCGGTTACGACCCATCAAAGCCAAATGACAATATTGTTGAAATCATCGACAGCCCAGAAGAAGAGGTGCAAGAATGAACATCAAGAGAATGGATAAATAATTAATGAATCGGGGGGAAATTCTTCAAGAAGCAGCTCGACTCACAGCCAAAGATCGCCAGAAGACATACGGAGATCCAACAGTTAACCACTGCAGAATTGCAGACTTATGGACGACTTACCTGGAGCACGAAGTAACTCCACAGCAAGTGGCAATCTGCATGGCGCTAGTGAAAATCGCACGATTGATGGAAACAGAGACAGAAGACTCATTTACAGATCTCGCGGCCTACGCAGCGATCGCCGGCGAGATTGCGACAAACAAATGAAGGACATGATTATCCTCGTACCGACAAGAGGACGCCCGAGCAACGCCGTCGAATTGCTCGCCGAGCACGACAAACTTTCCACACATTCAGACATCCTCTTCGTGATCGACGCAAACGATCCAGAGCATGACCAGTACGAATTCGAAGTCGGCGCAGACAAGTGCATGACGATC